GTGTTTAAAATTTCATCGGTAGTGTTTATATAATCAAATGTTGAATTATAATCTACGGTACCTTCTTTCTTATCTGATGTTGGTGTTCCTTGAGCATAATAAAGTTTACCGTTAAACGTTATATTGTTACTGTTAGCATCAGACGTTGATGTTCCGTTAGGGTTAGTCACTACAGGTGAACTAACCGTACTTCTGTATCGTTTAATTTGATTCGTATCACCACTACTATTCAAATAATCTTGAATCATAGTTATGTCTTCCGAATCTAAATTAGTGTATGTTCTAATTAAACTATAAAAATCAATGTCCTTCGCCCCTGCAAAAAATGCGGTAATATATGTGTCAACATCTTCTTCAGACATATTTTTAAAGTGTTCTCTAACCATCAAGTTCAATATACTAGGGTGATCGACAACAATCTTAAATGATAATTGTCCACTTCTTTCTGTATTTTGATATGTATAAATTGGTTCGGGTCTCCCTAAGAAAGTATTCTTATCCCAGTTCGCACTATTTTGTTCTGATACTTTTAAATCATATGGTGGAAACCACATAACTCTACCACCATTGTTTCCCCTTTCACTATATGGTAAATCTGAAACGGTAAAACCTGAAATTGTTGATGATTTCCAAGCTAAGTTTTCAATTGATAACATATATTTCTTAGCGTAAAATCCTTTTCCTCCGTCTGATTTGATGTTAGTAGATTTACCAAAACCCTTATTACCGTCAGACATTGGTGCTATATTCAGATTCCACGTGTTATCTAAAACACTCGAATCAAATCTTCTTATATTTGTTCTTCTATATGGTGTGGTAGTCCCACTATAAAAAGGTCTATCCACTGTTTCTTTATACAACGGTGCGGTATCTTCACGTGTTAAATATGGTCTATCTTTTGTCCAAACTCTAGCATATTCAATACCAATGTCTTTACCTGAATTATCAACATAACGTACGGCAGAACCTCTTGATATCAACGTATCCCCTTCCTTGAAATACTTACTTGTTTGGTCTAATATGTGTCCAATATGTGTCAATGCATCTCCACCATTTTGTGGTTTTGAATCTAATATCTGTTGAGTTGTTTCTAAAATTGAATCTTTTCTAAAATTATATTTTGTTGAAAGACTATCTCCAATTTTTTTAACATCGTTAATTTTACCTTTATTCTTACTAATCCAAGTCAAACTACCTCCTAACGGTCCATTCTCATTTAACCCTTTATTAGTATGAAATAGAGTCGCGGCCGTGGAATCAAACATTAAAGTTAAGTAATAACTACTCTTAACTTTACGACCACTAAAAAGGTCAGTGGTTGCTTGTTTTACATCATTCGCTCTATCATCACCAATATATGAGGTACCTGTAGTCTCAGTACCCAACAACGTCTTAACACCTTGACCAATAAGACTTGGTATTTGAAATAATTTACTTGACTGTTGTGACCTTGCTGTTGTTGAATAATTTGGTGCATATTTTGAATAAGATAATAAGTCAAAAAGTCTATTTTTTGACGAAGAACCCATATGTTCAATTAACAAATCAGATGGTTTTTGTGAAGGTAATCTTCTTCTATCTATTCCAACCAAAGAACCCAAAACACCAGTTAAGTCTTGCCAAGCTTTGGTAGTGGATGAAACATCCGTAGGTCTTAAATTAATTGGATTACGTGGATTTGATAAATAATCACCAGGTATAATACTAAACGGTAATTGAGTTCCCGCAACCGTACCTAAAAAGTCAACACCTTTACCTAATATTGTACTTGATACTGTTATTTTATTATTACCCTCTATTAGTGGTTCCTTACCTCTAATAATATTTATTAATGCAGTACTATTTCCACTTATCGCGTCGAGTATTCTAACCTTAGAGGTCGTTGCATTAGTTAAATTTTGTTGTATTCTAGCTAAAACGGGACCTTGTGTGTTTGTTTTAATATTTTTAGCCGCAAATTTAAAAAGTTCAGATTCTGTATCGTAATTATTGGTGGTCATAATACCAATCAATCCATCATCTGATTTTGTAAAATATGGGTATAGTGATAGGTTTGCCCTTCTAGGTAAATCTATTAACTTATCCTTAATCATATATTCATTTGGTTTGAATATATTTGTTTTTTGTATATTAACCAAATCTTCTTTTCTACTTGAATCGACATTTGGTAAATCAATGTTTTGACTATCACTTAAATTCTGTACCGAATATGTACTACTTGTAAATGTTTTTGGAGACGGACTTCTTTTATACACGGGGTCCAATGTTCTTTTCAACATTTTATCCCTGAACTCCTTTGTAGTATCAAAATCTAAGTATTTCGGCATTATATTCTTTTATCTATAAATAGGTAACATTAAAAAAACTATTATTAAACAGTTACTAAATATGAACCTTGTTGTTCAGCCGTTGGGATTCCAAAACCAAATGGAAATCTAACATTAATTTGACTTTTTATTATACTATTGTTGAAACTTGTTTCTTCTTTTGGTCGAGTCAATTCTTCTCTTTTTCTCTTTTCTTCTTCGAATTTTTTTATTCTTTTTTGTTCTTCGACTCCACCATTAATTGCATTATTAATAATATCCAAGGTATCTTTAGATAAATCACCTATACCGACCGCGTTACCATAATTCTTAACTGTTTGTCTAAGAACATCTAATGCATTTGCCAATCCTGATTCTGTGGTGTTTCTCATAACAGCATCTTTGGCTCCCGAAACTGCAATTTCTTTTAATGATTTAAATGCACCACTATCTTCGGCAATATCTCTAACAACAGGGGTAACTCCCCTTATTTGTCTGTTAGCCATAGCATTCACATCATTTTGGATGTTTTTAACTGCACTGAATTGATCCCGAGCAACATCCTCAAGACTCTTTTTATCTAATAGTTTTTGATTTTCCTTTAACGTGTTTATTTGTGATTGTGTTAAATCAGTAATTGCCGTCTCTATAGGTAATCCTATTTTATCCGCAACGTCTTTAGGTACCGAAAGAGTCATCTTACCGTCTTTCATTTGGGAAAGATTAGAAATGAATTCAGTATCTTTTTCACTTAAATTAAAACCTTTACCCGCCAAATCTTGTACTACTGAAAGTCTTTCTTGTGCGGCAATTGCACCTTTAGCAAATTCTTTATATTCGATACCTAATTGAGAAGCCATTTCTTTTGCTCTCCTTAAGTTAACACCCGTGATTTCAAATCTACCTTGTTCTTGATTATAAGTTGCCAATCCACTCGCCGCACCAATTAAAGCATCCTGTAAACCTTCCACATTATTGGTTGCCATATACATTAGTTTAAGTGGGTCATTAAAATCACCAATTGCACCACCTAAAACTTGTAAATTTGCCGTTAATTCAATTGCACCGTCAGGACTCATAACTTTTTCTGCAATCTTATATACTTCCCCTAAGTTCATTCTAAATTCAAGGGATTTTTGTACCATTCTATTTAACCCCTCAACGCCATTTTTAAATCCGTATTCGTTTAGTTTACCCAAATCAGTTTTAAGTAATTCTGTAGTCTTTTTGGTATTTAAACCTAAACCCAACGAAGACCTACCAGCCTTTTCAATCGCGTCTAAAGTGTCGGAAGCTCCTAAACCTATTTTTTCGGCCTCACCTAATAATCTACCAACATCAGTTAAACTACCAACAAATGATCTAGCAACAGTGTAGGTTTTATCTGCGGTTTCGGTCGACATAAAATTCGCCCTACCTGTAATATCCGCCATCGACTGAAACATTTTGGAAACTTCTGACATCCCATACCCAAATCGTAAGGCACTTGTGGTTGATTCAACAATAGTGTTTCTTACACCTTCTGACAAATTTCCCGTAATACCGATTTGTTCGTTAATCTCAGTCCTTAACTGTTCTTCATTTTGTATTTGTCTTAAGATATCACCACCAAATTGTTTAATTAATTCAAGTGGGTTTGATAATGACGTCAGGGCTTTTAGATAGCTACTGACATTAATATTATCGTCATCGTTTAATTCACTAATTCCTGATTTAGAAATTTCGGCCTTCATTGTTGCGGCAATTGCCGAACTCGTACCTGTTATACTATAATTTAATCCTTCGTTATTTCTATTAGTTGTTCTTGATGAATTAACTTTGAGTCCATACCAAGATCTCGCATCCGCAGCATTATGACCATCGGCCACCGCAATTCTAACAAACTCGGATTCTGATTGATTGTTGTATAAATTTTCTAAAGTCATACATATAAATAGACCTAATCACCATTTTCAATTTCAAAAATATAATTAATGTAATATCTTCTGACGTAAGTGGGAATCGTTAAAATTTCATTATAACTAAACCCTTTTCTAACTAAATAATAAATCTCATTTAATAGATTTTTACTATAATCCGTAGAAAGGGCGAAAAAATTCTACCCCGAATCCAATTTGAACTTGGATTGTGTCTCCTGACGGGGTTGTTACGTTTTGGGTCAAGTCCAACCCAGGCTTATTTTCATTCACAAATTTTCTAAAGTCTTGTGAATCTTTGATTGGCATTTTTTCTATGAAATTTCTAATTTGCATCGGATCTTTAATACCACCTACAGATCTAATCATAAATTCAAGTTGTTTTGTTATAATCGGTGCAACACCATTACCATTCCAACTATCTCTGATTTTAGTGATCTCTTCTTCTTGTTTTTGTGTTAAAAATTTAAAAGTAACTTCACTTCCACTTTTCTCTAAAAAATATTTATATTCGCCATTAGAATCTTCTTCTAATGTAAATTCTTTCATTTTAATTGTGCTCAAATCAATTCTAAATGTGAATGGTTCATCTGTTTTTGGGTCGATTGTTTTAAATTCATATTCAGAACCAAATGCCGTATTTCTAAGAAATATTAAAATTGCCTCTTTATCTTCTTGAACAATGTCGTCAACATTTAAATCCTTATCAATTACTTTTCTTTTAAGTAATTCAGTAATAACCCCGTTGGTTGATACTAAACTTGGTGATGATAATATATTTTCGTCAGACGCAGTTAGGTAAGCAACCTTAACTGATTTTTTTTTGTTGGCGTAATGAATACCTCTACTTGGTAATTCAATAACATCATATGCGATTGTTGGGTCTATTCTAAAATCTTCCATAGGTATAATTTATACTATAACTAGTTTAAAGTAAAGTTTTTAAATGAAAAAACCGGTAATCTTTTGAACTACCGGTTTTCATTAAAAAATTATAATATTAGTAAATTAACACACATCTATCCATTCTTAAAGAACAGTCAATGTTAGCCAAATCATCTCTTGAGTAATCAAGTTCACCGAAGTTTAAGTCAGTGATAAAACATCCTTCTAATAACCATTTTTCAACTACAACACCTGTTGGATCTAATAATTCTAAATCAATATCTTTTTTATAACCGGCAGCATAACCCATACGTCCTGTTACGGATTCTGCGTGTAAACGGAACCATTCCATTAACGCTTGAGCAGCAGATGGTCCGATTGGATCTCTGAACTTTACTTTCATTTCGTTCCATTCAAATCTACCGGCAACATAAGTTGATGTATTCAAGAAAGGAATTGCTACTGAATTTATCTTTGCACTTGGTCTAGAAGCAGATGATACGTACCATTCGTTGATACCTAAAGAAGAGTGAAATCTAACGATGAATCGATTGACTCTTTTTGGTTCGTACGGAGTCGGCATTTTCATTAATAAATCGGCCATATTGTATTTGTTAAAATTTTTAAGTTATTTTTACTTTCTTATAAATATATCCAAATAGAAAATAAATTTAATTTGGATTAATTATTGGAAATAGTTGTTTTTATAATTTTTTTTTCGTAGTTTTTTACAGTCACCCAGTATAACTAGTTCCAGCATATCTTTCTACTTAATTATATAACAATAATAAATACTAGAATAACTAGTTCTAGTATACTGGAAGTAATATAATTGTATAATTTTTATAAAAATATTGTTCTACGTAGAACATAATAAGAAAGGGAAGCTTCTCAGCCTCCCTTTCTTATTTTTATACCCTCCTTTTAGATTAGATATTCTCAAATGATGCTCCTGTTGGAGTAATGATGAATTCCAAATCAATGAATTCAAGAGAACGAGTTGGTTTGATATAAATCTTACCTCTCAATGTGTTAGCATCAATATCTTCTGGATCATTTGATACCGTTACACGGAACTCATATAAACCTCTTTCTTTCTTAATTGAATCTAAGATAGGGTTTACCAATCTTAAGAACTCATTTCTTACTTGGTCATCGTTTTGTTCAAACAATAATCTTACAGAAACAGCCGAAATTAACTTTCTTGCTCTTAATAATAATCTTCTTACGTTGATTCTATCAAGTGCAGATTCTCTAACTTGTAACGTTTTGTTACCCCAAATAATAGTACCTGTATCAGAGAATGTGGCAATTGGGTTAATTCTATTCTTATATAATTCATCTCTTTCGTCAAGAGTTAATTTTTTGGTCGCCTTAACCGCATTTACTAAACCTCTTGAGTAACCCGCAACTGCGAACCAAGGATATGAAACGTTATCTGTTAATGCAATGTTCTTAACAACCTCACCTGTTGGGGGGATATATAACTGAGTTGAGTTGTCAGTATCTCTAACTTGAATCCAAGGCCAATACGTTGCTGAGTAGTTAGAATCAATTGCTGCATCATCCAAATAACCAATCACCTCGTTTGCTGCGGTTGTACCCGTGATATTCGGTGAGTTCATAATATATAATGAATCTGCTCTTTCGTTTTCAACCATATCGATTGCTTGATTAACTAAAGAACTATGGTCATAGAAGTTAATACCTGGAGTTGCAAAGATATTAATATCAACTGCTTCTGGATTGGAGAACGTATTAATACCTTGTAAATAAGCGTAGTAATCGGAGTTACCCACAGATGGACTAAACACACCACCATTTGTCGTGTTACCACTTATGTATCTATTTTTACCAAATACGTAGTCGTCAATGTTAGTTCTTGTTTGTCTATATATATCCCAACCGTCGTGTCCACCGTATACTGCAAATGTAAATTTACGATACGATAATGTGGTTAATTTGTTATCTACACCGGTTTGACCTTCTAAATCATAAGGTGTCGTTTTAAATTTAAATCCATTCGGTGTTGAACCCGTTATTGTTGATGCATTTGTTGATAAGTGAAAACCATATGTTTCGTCAGTACCAAGTACACCTTTATATTTTAATAAGTCATTATCAAAACCAACTTGTGAAGATAAACCTAAAGTTACTTTTTTAACTTTATCACCTGATTCAACAGATGGTGTACCGTCAGCCGCATATTTTACAATATCACCAGCGTCGATATATTCAGTTTTGTAAAGTATATTTCCTAAAGTGGAGTTACCACCGAAATCCATATTGGTCGCAAAACCTTTAAAACCTGCAGGAATTGCGTCTGTTGGATGATTATCCACCATCGTTAACATAATAACTTTTGAACGTAATTCATACTCACCGTCAGAAGTACCAATTTTTCTACCAATATAACCTACTGAATTAGGGTCCATCGAACATCTTGAATATTTTTCAAGAACTACTTGATTATCATCAGTATCATTAAAGTCACGTACCAATAAATCAAATTCGGCGGTATCTAAATTAATATTTTGAATCGTTATTTTAACTTGAAAGTTAGCGGCCTCACCGTCGGAAATAGTAATTACTTGAAATAAATCAGCTACCTCACCACCACGTACCTCAGAAACTACCATCGGTGATATAGTTGTATCCCAAGAACCTAAATAATTATCACCTTCTAATTCATAAGAAACTTCCATCGATAATCCTCTAATTAAACCTCTTTCGTATGCCGATTTAACTAAGTTAGCGTATGATTCGTGTACATAAACGGGGAAATTACCGTAGTCTTTATCAAATACTTCACTACCTAAAACCTTAGTAATAAATTTACTTGATGTTGTGTCAAATGTACAAGTAAATTCTTTTGCCCCACCTGTAACACCTGTTACGTTGATAGTGAATTCACCCATAGGGTTAAATCTCATATCATCAACCTCAGTTAATGTGAAACTTGTGTTACCAGTTACTTCGTGAACTAATGTCTGTCCATCATAACGACCTCTTGATCTTATAGAACCAACAACTACCGCATCATAATCGGTATTGTGTTTTGCATCATATTCGTATCTTCTAACGTCAAATGATGAACCATTCCACTCAAATAAGTAAGAATATGCACCATCTACTGTTGTCTCATCGTTAGGGTTTGCCAATGTATATAGTACATTGTACCATTCTTTTGTGTTATTATTATCAGAGTTAAATTTACCCGTTAAAGGTGATTTAACTTCTTTATTTGCTGCAACAGGTAAATCTTCACTTACAGCAATTGGTCCCAAGACGAACCACTTTCCATTATCACTCACTGAATAACCACTGAAATTTTTGACAATGTAGTCAGTTATCATCGTACCATCATATGCTGGTTTTATCGATAAATGATCATATACTTCGGTAACGTCGTTGATACCTATTATTGTTGGTGTTACACCTGAAAAGTCAGATGAGGTTTGATATTCTTCTAAAACCACACCACCTACTGTTTTAATACCGAATGTTTTATATGGTTTATATCCCGTTAAACCAAGAACTCTTGTTACGAATAATTGATTAGATTCTTGTAAATATGATTTTGCTACATATCCTAATTCATACTTTGGATTACCATTTACGTCCTTTGCTGGTGAAGTTGGTCCAAAATAATTTTTAAATTCATCGAAATTACTTATTAAGATTGGTTCAAAGGCTGGCCCTTTTAAGGTCTCACCCACTAAACCCAACGTTGTAACCCCGACACTTTGTGCTACGAATGTTAGATCCTTCTCTGATGTATACACACCGGGAGAAACGAATACTTTGTTTGAATTTGCCATCGATTGTTGTTTGGTTAATTTTTTTATTACTTATCATATAAATATCTTTGTTTTTACCAAAGATTTCCATACTTTTTTAAAAAAGATAGTTATTTATCTTTTTATATCTTTATTATGGAAAACAAAACAAAAAATGTTAAAATAGGGGAAAAACATCACGAAATGTTAAAAACACACTGTGAAAAAAACGGTTTAAAAATCTATAAAGTTTTAGAGAAATTTATAGAAGAGTATTGTAAACCTAAGAAAAAAGACATTTATGGTGAAACTTAGGTAAGGTATTTAATACCGATTCGAGAACCGACTATTGGAGATTCTAAAAATCTAATTTGATTACTGTTTGTGATTTGATAACCTGTGTTTTCATATTCCACCATACCGTTAATGTTAATACTAACGACACTTTCAATATTACTTTGTAAATTATATAATAAAGTACTACCATCATATGTGAAATACTCATCGACTAATTGCAATATTTTTCCGTAGTTACTCATTAACACAGTATTCTTACCTCTATAATATGCAATGGTAATTACGTCACCTGCACTCGGAGCACCTAAGAAAGTTATTCTCTGAGTTCCACCAATATGATAATAGTTCAAATCTTGTTCTTGTACAATACCATTAATTGACACATTGAATAATACACCAATACTTTCACCAACACTATAAGTTGTTTGTGTTCCGTCGGCAATTAAACTAGCCACTGTTATATCTACAGATTTACTAATAACTTTTTTACTGATTTTACTTCCAGTACCCATAAATTCCATCATAGTGAACATTCTACTAATTGCGGGTTTTACTTCAAACTCTTCACTATCAATAAGAAACCCTAACATTGTAAATTTATAGTTTTGTAAATAAAATCTACGACCATCAACTGTTTCAATTGGGCTATTATCATTAATCGAATCTAAAACAATTGGTATATAATGACCTTTAACTTTTGTATAATCTTGTCTTGATGCAAAATTCTGCATCACTTTTTTATTAAATCTATTTAAATCTCTAATTTTTGTACATACAATTGTTACTTCGTATGTTATGTCGACAGGGATAGGTTGTGGAATCTTATAAATGTCAGCACCCATAGATTGACCGTTCCAAGTTGGTACGGTTGCATAATCAAATCTATGTCTATCAGGAACAGTTCTTTGAACTGCAGGGTTAGTACCGAATTGAACTTCAGGTTGTCTGATTATTGATATAAATGGTAATTTAACATTTCCATCGTCATCAGAAAATTCCCAATTGTTTGAAAATTCACTCCATCTCTGAATGGTTAATATTTTTTCAATAACAGGTATTTTTTTACCGTCAGTTACCACAACAAAGGTATCTTTAACATAATCTAACATACCTTTATCCAAATCTTCGTGTAATATGGAATCAGGAAGAAATGAATCTGATTTGGTAATCATATCCAATAATTCCTGTCTTCTTTCTAAAATTCTTCCACCTCTGTAAGTTTCCTTATCTTCGTAGACGTTAATATCGTTTTTTCTTTTAGGTACACCCATATTATACTCCTCTAAATTCGGTTTCCTGTGCCGGTACACAAACTATAGTTCTATAGTGTGGTTTATATCCAAACATTTTGTGTTTATTATCTGAAGTCACTTTACCATCATTTGATACTGTATAATATCTTATTTTATCTTCAGAATCCTGATAACCAATAAAATCACCATACCTTATATCGACCCCTAATTCTTGTAAATGAGTTATATATACCGATAATGTTAAGTTACCGGGTTCATTATAACGAACCATCCCACTTTTATATGTATTATTTTTAGGTTCGTCTATTTTAACCAATGCATTAAATTCAACAGGTGGGAAATACTTTATTTCATCCATACCCGCTTCGGCATATACGTCATCAGTGTCCGTTTTCTGTCTATCCACACGATAAAGGACTAATTTCATATTCAAATCACCGTGAAGATACTCTTGACCCATTTGTATATTAATGTCAAAGTCATCCTGTGAAAAGAATTTACCCAATCTTGTTATAGGTAGTTTAGTGCTCATATGGTAATAAATAGTTTAATGTTACATTCTATTTATGTATATTTTAGATATAATATGGAAACTAAGATTCCCGAAATAGAGGCAAGAAATATATTAAGTACGTATGAAGGTTCAAATAATCAATTATTGGATTGGAAACGTAAGTTTGTGGATGTTAAAAATTTTAAATTAACACGACCACAAGCCGAATATGTTATAAAATATAAAGATGTAACTCCAAAGGTTGCAAAAAAATATATTAATATAGTCT